TCATTGACAAGATTTATAGGCTCACCTTTATAATCTAAACGCAAAGCTTTACGTATTGCAGCTAAATCTTCTATACCTGCATTGTGTATAGCTAATGCATTTATTTTTTCACGTTCTATTTCACCTAAATCTTCTTCTGTTATTACTGTTATTACTGTGTTCATAATGTCTGCAAATGAAGAAAATAATTGAGCTAAATCAGAAAATACAGAGAAGTCTAATTCTTTTACTCCACCATATTCCCACAGTAGGTAAGCACCTACAATCATTGCTAACTCAGGACTTATCTTTTCAGCAATCTTAACAACAATTTGTTTAATGAGCATTTGTATTAAAACTTTTTTAGCAAATTCTCCAATTGCTATTGCCAAGTCAAATGTTGCGGGATTAAATGTAACAATCGCAATTATGATAAGAACTACTTGAATTATTTGAAGTAACTTAGCCCACCAAGGAGTTTCAATAACTTCATAGTGTGCAACGTACAGTGATACATGCGCTGCAGCTAGGAATAACTGTGTCATATCACTGTTAGGAAAAGTTTCAACTAAGTCATAGGAAAATGGCACCATCAAATCATTTTGATTTGCGATATTAAACTTAACCATTTTAAATTGAGTTGTTGCAGCATCCACAACACGCAGCATAGCAATAGGCGCATGAAGAGTATATTCATTAAGTCCATTAGCTACAACTTGATAGAAAGTAAACTTTTGACCGTTAGTTGTTTCTTCTTCTGCTCTAGTTACAATTGTGAGCTGTGAGCCATCCATGTAGAACGCAGCGTCTGGTTTCATTATATTATCACCATGAACACCATCTCTGTCGTATAAAGTTCCTCCATAGGTAATACGTTGAGTTACTTGTAACCAACTAGAAGCTTCTGAAGAAGGTGTACCTGGAGCAGCAACACCACTACCTGATACATATGAATTAACTTCAGTTAGATTATCTGCTTTATATCCAACATTGTATGTAGCTTTACCTGATGAAACATAATAAGGCTGAATCAATATGTTTGATGAATCAAATCTAGACATATCAGAATAATAAACACCGTTAATTACGCTTGAAGTATCAGAGTCTACTGTAGCTTTAGTGTAATGGTTGAATGTAATATATGAATATTTGAATACATATTTATAATCAGCTGCAGTTACAAGAATTTGGTTATAAGGTTTTTCATCACTAGCAGGTGTTGAATTATATGTAGCTTCAGTCACAGCTTGGTTGGCATACATGTTTTCACTCAACTTAAACATGTAACGCATTCCTGCTTGTGAAGTATCCCAAATACGCACACCAAAGTTAATGAATACATGGTCTACTTTATTTTCGTAATCTGCAATACCAGCAGTTGATACATCCTCCATAACAGCATCAATAACTTCATCTGCCTCTATCCCTAAATACTCACATAAGTCTTGAATCTGGGTAGATTTAGTAGTTGTAGTATCATTAAAATTAGTATTATTTAATCTAATAGGAATAGCTGGAAGAATTTGTAATGCAGTAGATGTAGCATCAAAATCTAGAGATGGGTCATCTAAATCTGTATATGTCCCAGCACCCACCTTATAGATAAATAGTAGTTCATTTAGTGGGTCACTATCTATATAGTAGTTAATAATGTAATGTACACCTGTACCTTTACTAGGTACTAGTGATACTAAAGTGTCGGTTAAAGTGCCTCTGTAAACGTTAATTGTATAGTCATCAGTAGCTGTGTTATACACAATATTTGTTAAATCAACATACCATCTTTCGTCTGCTTCAAAGTCTTCAGCAAAAGCTATTTCATCATTTATAGCTACAGTCCAATGGTTTGTAGCATAGGAAGAAGTGAAACTAGAACTTGTACTACTTGCTGAGGTATTAGATGTTCTAACTACACCCATTGAGTTAGATGTCTTACTATAACCTTTATTTTCCTGTAACCAGTACTTTACCCATGTAGGAATAAACAGTGAGCCTAGTGCTGCATTGTTGATTGTACAAGGTGTTGAGTGTATAGCATTTAATACCGCAGTTACATCACCATAATTAACAGCCATAATAGCTGACTGTACTGTAGGGAAACTCTCAAAGTAGTTACCATCACCAATAAACTTTATGAATTGCCTAAGATTGTTTTTACCACTACGAAAAACTGCATCATATAACAGGCTAGCTGTAATATCTTCATTACGTATTACAGTTTGATAAAGAGTTTCACTATAAAGATTTCTATCTGGGTCGTCAAATAAAGCTTGATTATGTACTTCAAACTGCTCAACAGTTTGATTATCATTATCAAAACCAAGGATACCTGCGACAATATCAACAACTGATTCAACAATATCAATTACTACCTCTACGATAGTTTCAATAATGTCTATAATCGCATCAACAACACTTGAAATGATATCGACAATACTATCTACGATACCACCCATATACTATCTCCTAAAAATGTTAGTGACTAAGTGTTATCCTTAACCTGTTGGCTCTGCGTTAGTGATTTGAGTATTCATGTTACCTGTACCCGTTGCATTAAGCGCAGTAATATTAGTTGAAGCTACACCAGCTGTATTAATATTAATAGCCCAAGCATCAAGTAAAGTTTTAAGATACTTCTGGTCAGCATTCCATTGGAAACCTTTTGCCTGTTCACCATATAAGACAGCTTGTTTCCCAGATAAACTGTCAGCATGTGGTGCCACTTTAGTAGTTTGCTGTGTTTGAGCGTACTCAGTAATTTCTTTTTGAGCAATCAAAGTAGACTCAGCATTAGTCTTTTCTTTACCTAGTGTGAACGAAGCAGAGTTCTGTAAAGCACTCTGCATAGCTCCTAAATACACAGTAGCGTAATCAGCACCTGTTATCCTACCTAATTGAAATTGTGCGTCTAAATGGATGTTTACGGCTTCCATTAGGTCATCAAAGATACCTGTACCTGTAACCGTATACTTACCATCTGTACTGGTTGTTAAGGCACTTCCTTGGGTTAAATCTGTATTAGCTACTGCCATAGTATTATCCTACTGAGCTTGTTGATTTCTGTCTAATTGCAATTTTATCGACTTCATCTTGTGTTAAATCCGATAATACTTCTACATTATATGCTTTAATCTTTTGAGGCTCCATAGTCTCTTGACCATTACGTGTAACCTTCTTAAAGATTTGACACTCAGCTGCTTTAATATTTGCAAAGATGATATTAGGAATATGCCAACCTTCTTCATTATTAAATGGTACGTACTTTTTAACAACCTTACCACCATTAGCTACACTGTTACCGAAACTAAAGATTTCACCTCTTGACTCAAGTTTAAGTGGGTCATTAGGTCTAACAATTACACGTATTAACTTCATCGCATTATTTTCACGTAAACCATCTAATTCAACACCATTGAATTTAAAGTCATCCAACATATCTTCTGTAATTAATACAGCTGTTTCTGTTGGTGCTGTTTGTGTTGCATGTACTTCCATAATATCACCCTCCGTGATAGTTAAGTTATTTAAAGCTTCTTCAAGCTTTTCTCTTTTTGAATTAAAGTGCATCTTAATACCGTTTTCGGCTAGCTTATCGCTTATCTGTTTAGATGTCATATCTTGTATATTCATAATTAGTTCCTCCCGGGGAATTATTAGTAAGTAGCCCGCACCGCACTTCGTGCTAACGGGCTACCAAGGTTAAAATCCTACTTAAGCGATTTTAGTCCACATGATACCTAGACGTTCAGGGCGTAATGCCATGAAGCCATAGTACCATTTGATTGAGTAGAAACCTTTCTCACCGTAAGGGTCGTTAAGGTCTGCAATCTCTTTACCTGGCTTCTTGTGAGTAGTAGTGAACTTCACAGTCTTACCATCAGTTTGGAAACCGATAGTAGTAAATGAACCATCACCTACAACAAGCATAGGGTAAATATCAGCACTAGAAGCACCGCCTTTAGCAGAGTACAACATCTCAGGAACTACAACGATACGGAACTGGTCTACTGAACCAATCTCACCGTTAAGGATGTTAGCAGCATCAGCATACTTCTCTACAGAAGTAAAACCTGAACCTACAGCTGAAGCTGAACCACCGATGTCCTTCATCTTACGAACTAATGGAATCAAGTCAGGGCCAATGTACATTACACGACCACCATTAACAGTTTTAGTATCTGTCATACGAGAACCAGAAATAATCTTAGTTTGCTTAGGACACTTAGCGTTATCCAAAGCAATAGATAATTGCATAAAGTCTTCGTAATCAACAGCAGCTGCAACAGTTGCTTTAGTAATAACAGCACCAGGATACTTAACAGTACCACTAGAAGTTGCAGTGTTAAGTAAGTCTACTTGTAAAGCAGCTTCAGTTAACTCAGTTGCACCTTGTACCATTTCTTCAGTGATGTGTGACATCAATTCTGAGTCTGTATCAAAGTCTAAAGACTCTTGAGTGTACTCAGTAAAGAAGCCTTGCTTCACGATAGAACCAGTAATTTGCGTACGAGTCATACCAACACGGTTAACTCTACCACCATTCTCAGTCAATGCAGGAAGACGGTCAGCAATTACACCGATGTCTTTAGCAGAACCATAAATGTTACCAGAGTTCTTAAGAGCAACAACTGCACCAGTAGCAGCTAAAGCGTTAGCTGAAGTTGCATAGTAACCAGCAGTAGTAGATGAAGCAGCAGTCCAACCAGTACCACCAGTTACTTGCGTACCATCAATCTTCCATGCAGAGTACTTATCCTTAAGTACAATTAAACCAGCAGCATCTAAGCCTTGGTCATTATTGTTCAAGTCATCTAGTAAAGGCTGGTAAACGTCTTGTTTAATAGTCTTACCGTGATGCTTAGGCATTGCACGTACATCAGCCAAAGGCATGAAGTACTGTTTATCGCGTGTAGCGATTAGCGCTTTTTTGTAATAAAAGTCAGTGCGCGCTTGAGGACCGACAGGTGTTCCATATGTTAAAGCCATGATATTCTCCTATAAAGCTTTATTAAATTTAACCACTAGCCGCTATCTTCATAAACTCATCATCGGTCATCTTTAGATAATCCGGAGTAGACGAAGTTTTCTTGCTAGCAGTTTTCTTTGTAGATGCTGCTGCTTTCCGTTTCTGGTTAAGCTTTGCAGTATCTACTTCATTTGCTTTAGTCTGTGGTACAGATGCTTGAAGTTGTTGATTACCGTGTCCCTCATTGACTATAGCGCCCTGATGTTGGAGGTATTCTGCCACTTGTCTATAAGCTACTACGTCAGGTACATTAGCTAATCTACCTACCGCACGCTCAGAGTCAATGATTGACTGAACCTTATCATAGACACCGTTATAAACGTGGTCATTGATAATTCCGATAATCTCAGGATTTTCAGTTATTACCTTCTTACTTTCGTTATCCCATTCTTTAGATAAAACATTTAATGTCTTGTCAAAAGATGGCGAATCTTTAATACCGTCTAACGCCTGATTTATCTTAAACTCCGTATCAGATACTCCGTAGTCTGTAGGTTTATAATCTACTTCCTCATCAGTATCTATATCTAACGGGTCAATGCCACTATCTTTAATAAGTTTAGCAATTGCTTGAGGGTTTTTCTTAGATAAGTCAATTAAGTTATTCAACTTTGCAGTATCTAACAAACCTTCTTTTTCTAACATGCTAACAATCTTTAGATTCGGATTTAACGCCTGCATCTTCTGATTATAGTCAGCACCCTTTTGCATTAACGAAATAGCATCATCGACAGTGTCGACTTGCATCATTCGCTTGCTAGCCTTAAACGGTGACATAATCCGTTTATATGCACCCTCAAAATCTACTCCAGATGACTCTTGAGTATCCTCAAGTGTATCATCTGTTTCGGTATTTGCAGTTACATCTGTATCCTGAGACTCTGTGGAGTTATCATCATTAGTTGTTTCATCCTCTGCTAGAGTATCCTCTAACGGGTCGGCTACTTCATCTACTGAATCATCTGCGTCAGATTCATCGGTGTTACTTTCAGCTACTACTTCTTCAGTAGTACCCTCATTCGATTCTGCTTCAAGAGTTTGCTCTCCGTCTGCTTCATCAATCTGGTTAGTTTCTTGAGCTTCTAGTTCTTGGTCTAGTTCTTCCTCAAGCATACTTAAATCTTGTTTTAGGAATTCCTCATCTGTCATTCCCAGTGCGTTATCTAATGCCATTATGCTAAGCCCTCCTGAATAAGCGTTGCTTTAGTTTCTTCATCTTCAGCAAGCTGTTGTTCAGATTGAACTCCTCTTGACAATACACTATCGAAAAACTTCGCTAGTGCACCGATACCATAAATCATCTTATCGATAACTATTTGCTGCTCTTCAGTTAAGTTAGAGCTTTTAGCCATAACTAGTCTCGCAGCTTCTTCCTTAAAGTA